TGGTGTCCTTGATACAGACCTCCGGCTCCTGCAACGCCTATGGCTGCTACAACGCCAATGATGACGTAAGGGTTCATTTCGGCGGTACTTTTGTGCCATCAAGTTTCTTGTGAATCTTGACCTCACGACAGACCTGTACCTCTTTACCCTGTCTTTTCTCAGCGTGACAGACCTTCTTTGTCTCGCCAGCGTGAATGTTAAACACAAGTAAAAGACTAAGAACGAAAGTTCCAACCATTCGTATCGCAATCATGTGATCTCCGGGTGTGGTGGTTGTTCGGGTGCTGCTTTACCGTTATAACCTGCTGAGGCTATTGGTGCAATCGTTGGCTCCATACGAACAGGAGCTTGTACGGGTGATGGTGGTGGTGCTTTAGGTGGATCAGTCCAGTCACTCGCCTTAGATACTCCGGGTGGTGGATCGATCAACTTAGCAACCCCATCCTTACCTTTAATGGCAAGTAATGTCGCTAATGCACCGAGGATGTACTTTGACATATCGGAAAGCAACAAAAAGAACTGCTTATCTGCTGGTGCTATAGCGTTCATCGGCTGAGTGACGAAAACAACCGAATACATCGCTAGGCTAGACATCATCAAAAGCACCATACAAAAGGTAGTGCCAATGACTAGCTTAATGACTGAATCAATCTGGTCAGGACTCCACTTCATTTTTCCTCCGGCTTAAAGTCCGCAGCAGGTACTAATTGATCTGGACAGGTTCCCGTTACAGCACAAGTAGGACGCTGGCACTCAGGTTTATTCCAGTTCTTATTATCTTGGCAAGGATAACGGAACCTATCCTCACAGCCTACGAGACTAAGAATGAACAACAGCCAAAGCACGCGCATACTGAGCCTCTCTATCTTCCATACCCTTGTAACCACCGTTAATGACCTTAGTCATGCCTCGTAAGTCTGTGGCATCAGCGAATCGATTGAGCTTGTTAGTCTCCCAGAACCAGCAAGCAGATTGAGCAGCACCTTCAAACGTTTGTGTGTACTCTGAGGCTTGTTCAGGAGTCATCTCTAGGCTAGCAGCAAACCAAAAATAGTTATCCTTGCCAGTTAGTTGGATCAGTCCTCTACCTTTGTATCTAGCCCCATCTCCGCTAGCCTCGTCACCGTTACCCATGCGGTTAGCGTAAACATGATTGGCAATCTTATCCGGCTGTTTAGCGTAAGCCTTAGCTTGAGCGTCTGTAGAGAAATACTTAGGGAATACTTTAAGGAGTCCTGAAGCAGAGTAGTTCAGGTTTTCCGTTAGCCATACGAACCCACCTGATTCGTGATGACATTGGGCTAGAAAAGCCGCTATACGGTTTGGAGTAGTTATTTCGTATTCTTCTAGGAGCGACTTACCACCGAGTTCGGTCTGCTGGCTAAACAGAGCGTCATACCATTGATTCGGGTACTTAGAGTGAGGAATAAATTTCCTGAAAGCATTGCGGTCAATCACGATACATCCTCTCTATCAGTATCTCTCGCCTTAACTCTTTCATCTTCCTAATCTCGATGATAGCGGCTTGATGAGCATAGTACATATCGTAGTACATGAAAGCCAGAATAGGCATTACGATAAAGAAAGTTAATAACACCGCCATGACAGTAATCAATAAAGTCCAAGGGATGTTTTCATCATCGCGCTTCTTGTCGTCAGCCACATTAGACCCACCGCCCATATAACTACGAACACCACTGCCGAAACCCATGCCACTTTTGACCTGATTTCCGCTATTCTTTTTTTGCGTCGCCATGATGCTATCTGAGCTAGCCTAAGTTCTTCCGCATGAGCTTCATCTTGCTCTTTGACGATACGCTGCCACATTTCTTCGAACTTGCCCCAGAGTCCAGATAATTCCGGCGGGCTGCGGTACACCATGGTTTCTCTTATCTCGGCTAACATTGCATCAAGCCTAGACGTAATCAGGATGCGCTTTAATGCCCGTCTGCCGATACTTTCTTCACCTCTGTAGACCTGCTTAGCCTCCAACTGCTCCTTCAAGAACAACTTGCTGATAGCGTCATAAGCATCCATCAATGCGCCTAGCTGGTTGCCGATGTCCGTAAACACATCGTTCGGGTCGGATTTCGCTATCTCCTGCACCCGCTGCACTTCAGCGTGGTACTGTTGTTTCTGTACCGGGGTTGGGTCAACAATCTTCTGATACTGTGCCTTCAGATCATCCAGCACATCCTTAACATCACCTGCCGCACCCTTGATCTCTTTGTAAAGTTGACAGCCTTTTTTTACAGCCGCAACCGTAGCATTAGCAGCAGCAAGTAGCGTTAGCGGATCGATTTATTCCTCTGGATCAGGCTTCTGATTCTTCTTAGCAATCTTTAAATGCTGGTGCTTAAACCAAGTACCAATGAGCAAGCCGATAACACCGATTGCTAGACCACCTAACGCAGCGAATTCGTTAGCCGTAAGACCAAAAAAAACGGCAGTCGCAGAACCGCCGTAAGTCGCCGCAGTAGATGCCTTACCTATGTCAACCATTTCTAGCCTCAAGTTGTTCGATACGCTGGCTCATCTCTTTTACCGCATTAATCAGAGCAAACGTGAGTTCTGAAGTATCTACAATCTTAAATCCATTGTTGTCAGTTTTTACACAATTAGCAAAAGCAGTACCTTCCAACTCCTGAGCAATAACCCCAACAAACTGCTGTGATGGGCTACCAGACTTCATAAATTCAGCGGTAAAGCGATAGTTCTTAGGATTAACCTGCTTTAGTTCCGCTAGACCTTTATTGTAGGCACTAACGTCCTGCTTGTAACGTGAGTCTGAGTAGCTGTTAAATGAGCCACCACCGACTTTTTGAACGTCTGACAGGTCAAAACCAGCCGATGTAGCACCCACAAACAAACGCATATTGCCAGCGATACGAATCTGAGCCTCAGCACCAGTCCAGAATAAAGAGCTAGTTGTCGTAAAGTTATAACCTCCAACAGATAGCGGAGCAGTATCAAATGTCTTAGTTCCTGCGAAATTTTGACTGCCAGTATTAACAATGCCAGAAACAGTCGATGAAGCTACAGGCAATGCCGACGATGACCAAGAACTACCGTTAGAAGTTAATACATGACCGCTAGAGCTAGGAGCTACTGACGATACAGCAGACGTACCATTACCCACCAATACCGCACCTGTGGATAGTGAAGCTACACCAGTACCACCAGCAGCTACGTTTAATGTGCCATTAAGTGATATAGAACCAGATGACGTTACAGGAGAGCCAGCAACCGTAATACCTGATAGATTAGATGTTATACCTACGCTAGTAACCGTACCTGTTCCCGGTGTAACAGTACCCCATGCAACGCTAACACCATCAGTCGTTAAGTATTTACCTGAGTTACTTGTCTGAGAAGGCATCAGAGCGTTAATCGCTGTAGGTGCTGTGGTGTTTCCAGTACCGCCCTGAGCTATCGGCAAAGCGTTCGTTAGGGTTACAGTGCCACTAACAGACAAGTTACCGCCAACAGTAAAGTTATCCCCATCAGACCCTGCTTGCTGGTCTTTTAACTGAGACATCAATTCACGGATAGCGTTATTGATGTTTGATGGCGCACAACCTTCAGCAATATTAATCCCACCAATGTCAGTGTTATTAGCCGCTGTTGCGCTGTATTCGCTAATCTTGTTCTTTGCCATGATTATCCTTACTGACCCAATAGCCCAGTTACAGTACCCAAACCGGCAGCCATAGGAACATTACCCACAGCCCTTTGTTGCATCCTTTTGCGTAATTCTTGCAGTATCGCTCTCTGTTCAATAGGATCAGATGCAAATAGACGCTTCTGCAATTCTGCCGATGTTTCTCCGCTAATACCTTTAGTCCTAGCAGCACCTTGGCGCAGTAGTTCCATAGCAGCACCACCGATGCCACCAGTTGCATAACTTTGAGCCAATCCAGCAGCTTTGCCAACACCCTCGCTAGTCGCTAAACGCTCACCAGTTTGGGAACCGCCAATAATGCCCTTAGCTGTCTTTGACTGACGCTCTAAAGCATCTACATACTGAACAAAATCCTTATACTGATTCTCGTCAGTAAACGCATAACGCATTAAGGATTTCTGTTTATCACTCTTAAAGATTTGGCGAGTAAAGTCACCGCCTTTGAAGTTTTCCAAACGCTTATTTACGTCAGCCATCATACCGAGACGGAAAGCCTCTTTTTCAGAGTCATTCATCTTCTTTAGCTTGTCGTAGGCTTCTTTGAAGTCAAGTTTCTGGTAATCCTGACCGGTCTCAAACGATGACCGGATACGCTCGTTATCAGCAAACTCCTTGTTTGCCTTTGCGTAATCTGGATTCTTAGCCTTAATTAAATCGTTGAACTCGCGTCTTACGTTAGATACATCTCTGCCGTAAGAAGTCACTTTTCCAGTAATAGAGTCAGTATTTGATTCAACAATACGATCTAAGCCAATCTTGATTTGATGCAAAATCTTCGTAGGAACAAACTGAGCGTTTCTAACTTGCTCTAAGTCAGGCAATGTATCACCGTAAACACCAGCGCGTTTCTGTGCTTCTTCGTAAGCCTGTTGGAATACAGGACGATCAGCGTACTTCCTAAAGTCTCTAGCATCCACAGCAAGAGAATAGGCTTTAGGATACTTAGCACTAGCCATTGCTTGCTGGTTTTCTGCTAAGAATTGCAGGTATTCGTAACCGTTAGCATTTTTTCCAAGTCCAGCACGTTGAACCAAACCCTTAACAATATCGTTAGGCTGGTCAATCATGCGAGACTCAAGGAAAGTCAATGTCGCATCTTTCCGAGCAGACGGAACCACATAAGCCGAATAAGCCAAGTCCTGAAGGCTCTTGCTAATGTCTGCCAATACAGGACGAGGAACGTTAAGACGCTCCATTTCCTGCAATACGGCTTGAGCTTCGTTAGGAGTTAGGTTATCTTTCTTTAGGGCATCAGCAATGAGTTTTGACGCTGCTGTAGGCTGATCTCCAACACCTGAAGCCACTAGAATATTTTTGATTACGCTACCAGCACCACGAATTGCGGCAGGTACAACAGCACCAGCAGTAGCACCAAAAACACCAGTTTCTAAGGCTTTACCAGAAACATCATCAGTCGCAGTACCAACACCAGTTAATGCACCAGTAACCCCGCCAACACCAGCACCTCTAGCTATCTGACCCGGAAGTGTTCTTCCAGTTACCGCCTCTTGGACAACTGGAGCAGCCTTGCCAAGCGTCTTAAATGCCGCCAGTGGAGCCAATAAAGCACCACCAAACTCTGTTACGCCACCCGTAACAGGGTATTCAGCCTGAAATGCACCCTGCTGCGCTCTAAGACGGTCTCTAAGTTGCTCGTATTGTTTGCCAGATACAGCACCAGACCGCAAAGCAGCCTCTAGTTCCTCAGCAAATCCAAAAGTCGCGCCTTGAGCAGCAGACCTAGCCGCTTCTATTCTAGGAGAAAATGGAATCTTTGGCTCCATTACGGAACCCTGCATATTTCTCTGGATAGCGGAAGAAATTTCCTGATCTGTCATGTAATCAGGAAACTCTACTCTCCCCATGCCGGGAACCTCAATAACCTTTGCCATTACTCAATCCTTCCGGTAGCAGGGTTATATTTCTTTGTAGGAGCAGCAGGAGCCTCTATCTTGTAATACTTAGAATATTTGCTGCCAACAGGATCGTTACTCATTATTTCGTAGTTCTGCTGATGAGAAGCTATCTTTTGTTGAGCAATCTTTTCAAGCGACGAAAGCAATGACCTAACTTCAACATCAGTAAAGTCACGCAAGTTACCAGCAGCAGCCCTAGCAATCAAACTACGTTCATTCTCTGTAATTGCCCCTTGACCCTTCATCGCCTCAGCCGCACTCAACTCTAACGAGGCAAGTCTTTGCATTGCAACAGCAGTATTTGCTAGTTTTTCTTGAGTATTCTTTCCAGACACACCCAAAGCAGTAGCAAATTGGTCAACAGCGCGAGGCGCACCAGCTTGGAAACCTGAGTAAACACCCTTATCTAACAATGGCTGAATACTCTGAATTGTTTTAACAGTATTAACGGCAGATTTTGCTTGCTGGAAAGATGCCCTAGTATCTTCAACGACACCTTTAGCAAATTCCTTTTCCATCTCTCTCGTACCCATATCAATAACGGTACGACCAGCCAATCTTTTCTGGATTTCTCTGTTATACAACTCTTGATCCAAACGACCAATTTCTTCAGCAGAAAGCTCCCTGATGCTTTTATTCGGGAACAATTTAGCCGCTACACGACGATCTTCATTCGTATAATCTTTTTCCCTCGTAACAAACTCAGTAGCTCGTTTGTTAATATCTTGCAATCCTTGTCTTAAATCACTTCCTGAAATACCACCAGTCATTGCAAGTTGCTCTAAATCTTCTACCTCCTGCTTAAACTGAGCAGGAACATTCGCTTTGAGTCCAGCAAAATCAAATTCTTGAGTGGATCGTCTTGCAATTTGCTTATCAAGAGTTTCAATCTGCTGTAGATTGTTGGCAATGATGTCTCTTGCTGTTTTTGTTGGCAGATTTGAAAGCCGATTATTTTGAGCCAATAATTCTTGTTTTCTTGCGTCTAATGGATCAAGTTTAAGTGGAGGTGCTGTTACTGTAAGCCCCGGCAAAACATTTTCGTTAGGAGCCGCTTCAGGCATTGGCATTTCTGGTGCAGCCATAGCAGCAGCAGGAGTTGGAGCAATAGGAGCAGCACTAGGCGCAGCGCCAGTCAATGCTTGCTGCAACGGAGCCATCTCAGCAAAGTATTTAATAGCCTCAGCAGGATTAGCCCGAATGTACGCTTGCATCATCGGGTCGTTAGCTACTCTTGGATCTTGGAGTAACTGATTGATCGCGGTAATTTGCGCTCTAGACTGCTGCAACTTCTGGACTTCTGCCATCTGACCAACGCCAGCCTGAAACGTCTGACCTGCACCGCCATAGCCAGCAGCTAGAGCATTTGCAATGTTTTGGAAAGCCGATCGAGGAGCGCCACCAGCACCCATACCCTGAGCCAAAGCAGCAACAGAACCTAGCAAACCAGCAATATTCGAGCGTTTCTCTAGTGAAGCCTGTTCCTGTGGACTCAACAACCCCTGATAAATGGTCGGAGTACCACCAAAGATATTAGGTATGTAATCTTCTAGTGCCATATGTCACCTATAACAGACTAATCTGTGGTGTTGCGAACGACGGTCTTTGGCGCTGATCCATAGGAATCTGATTACCTCTCATTAACCCCATACCCTCGATAGGTTGACGATTCATTTCTTGTTGCAATAAGTTAGAACCTACGTTCGTCGTAAATGGGTTTTCTTTGGCGAAAGTATTTAACGATGAAGGAACTTGTTTTAATGTTGCCAATAGACCGGGATTAGCCATCGTTGTACCAGCAGCAGTATTCATAGCGCCCATAGACAACGCAGGATTAGCAGCTATACCAGCAGCCTGAGTCGCTCCAGCACCAGCCGCAGCACTAGCGCCAGCACCAGCCGCAACAGCACCACCAATACCACCACCAACAGCACCTAGCAACGCACCCTTAATCGGATTACCACCTCTAGCAGCAGACATACCGCCACCTAGAGCAGCACCAACCATCGCCATAGTCACAGGATCGCCCATTATTTACCCCCACCAGATTGAGTAGTTGTTTCCAAAGGTGCGCCATAAAATATGTTCGCAGCACGTTGCAGACGATCCAATGGCAAGTCTTGTGCAGCTAAACGACCTTGAATAGCTTGCAAATCATAAGCCTCACGACCTTGACCAACCTGCAATAGACGCTGAATATCTGCGTAATCCTGAGCAGCCAATGAAGGAGCCAACTGAGCCGCCTGAGCCTGTCTCGCTAGGTCAGCAGACGTAATGTCAGAAGCCGTACTTAAAGCCCCTAGACGAGTCCTTAGAGCCGCTTGCTCACCCGCTGACAGACCGCTAGCACCTGCAAAGCGATTCGCTATAGCCTGTTGCTCTAGGCTACCTAAGCGACCCATAGCGGCTTCTTGAGCCTGACGCTCTAGCTGGTAATTCTGGAGATAAGCCTGTTGATTCTGTTCCGCTAAGGCACGAGCTAAGACATCCTGAGATTTAGCCGTTTGTTGTGCCATCGCACCAGAACCATAACGACCAGCAGCAGCAGCCTTAGCCTGTAAGTCCTTCATGCT